AACCGATGGGCACGGACACGGTCCCGGCGATGCTCACCCCGGACGAGTTCGTCATGCAGCGGGGATCGGCGAAGTCCATCGGTCACGACACCCTGGACTACATGAACCGGACCGGGCAACTCCCGCCGGCCGCGTCCTCCGGGCCGCAGCAGGTCACGGTGCATCTCGTCCTGGACGGGAAGGTCATCGACACCCGCATCGTGAACCTCGCCGGGGACATCGCAGACCAGCGGATCGGCGCCGCCGATAACAGTTCGCAGTACCAACGAAGGGGACGCTAATGGCTGTTGCTATCACCGCCGCGGCACTGGTCGGGGGGCCCTGCCCCTCGGCCGGGGTCACCGTGACCGGGCTCGGCACCGGCTCGCCGTCCACCGTCTCGGTGTGGCGGAACAGCACGGACGGGCGGGAAGCGGTCCCCGGGTACCGGCGCGTCACCATGACGGACGCGTCCTACCTGACGGACTTCTACGTCCCGCTCGGCACCCCGGTGTCGTATGAGGTGGAGGTCATCACCGGCCCTGCCGGGGCTCTCCGTGTCACCGCAGCACCGGTGACGGTCACCTCGACGACGGGCTGGCTGATGGACGCCCTCGTCCCGCAAACCGCCATCCCGGTCACGGGCCAGCGGGTTGCGGACGGGTTCGAGCTCATGGCCTCATCCCTGAAGGATCTGGAGTACGCGGCGGACGTGTCCGTGTTCACCATCATGGGCTCCGACAAGCCCCTGGCACTGTTCGGGCAGCGGCTGGCGGCCCGGGGCGTGGACATGAAGCTCGCGACCCGATCCGCGGAGCAGAACAAGAAGCTTGCGGACCTGCTCAAGTCCACCGCCCAGTTGCATTTCCGTCCGGCGCCGGGCTGGACGAACCTGCAGCTCGGCGGGGCGCAGTTCCTCGCCAACCCGTCCGCCCGGCAACTCCCGGTCACCCCGCACTGGGGCGGCAAACTCACCTGGTGGGACCTGAAGTCTGATGTGGTCGCGGCCCCGGCGATCAAGGTGCTGACCGCGACGTTCTCCTACGGGGACGTGAACCTGATCTACAGCACCTACCAGCAGAAGCTGGACGCCATGTCCGGGAAGACGTACCTAGACGACTTGAAGAACCCGCTGGGAGGCTAGCGCTGATACTCCGGGCTTATCACTCCGGCTGCCATCAACGCCATCTCTGCGGGATGCGTGAAAACGACGTCTGGGGCGTCGGGCAACACCCCGCATGACGCGCAGGTAGTTGTAAAGCGGGTGCCGGTGGCCGGCGTGTACGCGGAAGTCGTCTGGTGCTCTTTGAGGGTGCGCGCAACGGCGTCAATCATATCTCGCATCGCCCTATTTTAGCGGCCCGGCCCATCAATTAAAAGGAGTCCAATGCGTCTGATTGATCCGGTCACCCTCACCGCCCTGAACGGCTCCCGCCCGGCCGACACGCTCACGGTGTGGGCGTGGCGGTCCGGGACCCTCGTCGTGCCCGAACCGTTGAAAGTGTTGTCGTGGTCGGCGGAGGACGCGGCCGGGGACAGTGTGAAGGTCGCCCAGAAACTCACCCTGACCATCGCGGACCCTGACGGGGCACTCGGCGCGTGGCTGTTCGACGACCCACTGTCTGTCGCGGGGACCCGGTTGCAGATCATCTACCGGGTCGGAGGTGCCGGGGCCGTGAACTACGGCTGGTACCGGATCTCCAGCAACACCCCCACCGCCAAGGTCGACTCCCGGGTCATCAACGAATACGGGCTCATCGTTCCGGACTCCGAACTTGCCATGCACAAACGCCGCAAATACGTCACCACCGGCACCGTGCAACTGGACCTTGTTGACCTGACCGTCAACGCCGACCTGGACAAGTTCGACGCCCCCGAGTCGGCGTCCACCGCAACCGTGCTGAACGAGATCGCCCGGCTCGTGAAGAACCACTTCCCCGTCGTCACAGACCCCGGCGTCACCGACGCCAACGTCTCCCCGAAGCTGATCTTTGACCGGGAACGCCTCGAAGCGGTCCAGGACTTGGCGTCGCGGGTGAATGCCCGGTACCGGATGGGCGGGGACGGGGAATGCCACATCTACCCCCGCACCACCGCCCCGGTGTGGCGGGTTGAACCCGGCGCCGGGCTCGTGAACGTCACCCGCAAACAGTCCATGGACGGGCTCTACAACCGGTGGGTTGTGGAGGGCAAAGACTCGACCGGCGCACCCGTGAGGGCGGCGGCGACCATCGACACCGGCCCCTTGCGTTACGGCAGGGCGCACGGCAGGGTCCCCTACTTCTACACCTCCGAAATGATCACCACCTACGGGCAGGCCCTCGCCTACGCGATCCAGCTCCGGGATGAGTTCCTGACCAGCCTCGCCGTGGAACTCACCGTCGACACCATCCCCCGCCCGGAACTCCAAGCCGGGGACTGGGTCGAGGTCGGCTGCCCCCTCCCGGACGGGCACGTCGCCTACCTCCCCGGACAGATCACCGGGATCCGCCGCTCCGGGTCCCCCGTCCCGAACCAGACCACCCTGACCGTGTCCTGCGCCTACACCGACGTCACAGCCGCCCTCGGCAAGACGGAATGGGCGAAGAACATCACCACCACCATGCCGCCCCTCACCTGGGACATCATGCCGGGCCAGTGGGGCCAACTCCCCGCCCTGACCTGGAACAACCTGCCCTAGGAGGCGCCCGTGCTGAAACACACTATGGCCGCCATCCCCGGCGGGAACACGCGCCGCACGTACGGGACAGCGTACTGGGACGGGACCACGTGGTACGCGAACGTCGGCGGGAACCTGCTCGCGTGCCGGTGGGTGGACCCGTTCTCAGCCATCCAGGGCCAGAGCATCATTGTGGACATCACCACCGACGACCACGGCCAGTCCACCGCGTTCGTCGCCGGCGGCTACACCGACCAGCCGAGACCTTCGACGGGGACCATCCTGACGATGACCCCGGACGTTGTTGTGGCGGGCGCGTTCGGCGGGTCCGTGATCGCTGCCGGGCTCGTTGGTACGTACTCCATCGGCGACAACGTGTACCTGGATTGGGAATCCCCCCAGCCGATGGTCATCGGGCACGCCCCGGCACTCTCGGTGATCCCGCCTGCTAACATCCCCACCCCCCCGACGACGGCCGGGCCGCTGACCGGCACCCAACGCACCCCGGCAATCAAGTCCGACACATGGGCGAACGGCTGGGGTGATTGGGCGACGGCGCAGGCCGGCGGGGAGGACGTCTACTCCGGCACCCTCTCCGGCACCACCGTGACCGGGTCCTGGTTCTACGGGCTCGGCAACACCGTCCTGTCCGGCAAGACGATCACGGCGGCCCGGTTCCGGCTCCCGCAACGCCTCAGCTCCGCCTCCACCGGGTCCGTGACCGTGCACCTGTACGCGCACACCTCGTCCGCCGAGCCCTCCGGGGACGTGTCCCGCACGGTGGGCCCGTTCGACGTCACCGTGGCATCCAACGCCCCGCCGCAATGGGTCGACCTCCCTTCCACGTTCTATGCCGCACTCACCGCCGGGGGCGGCATTTCCATATCCGGTGACCCGTACGTCGGGTTCGTGGGGCGTCTGAAAGACCCCGACTCCGGCAAAACCGAGATTGATTGGATGAGCTAATGGCCCAGACCCTGTACAACGGCATCACGGTGCCCACCAACGGTGACGCCTACAACCTGACCGCCGACCTCGCCACGATGGGCCAGTCCGGGATCACCCCGATCCCCGTCGCTTCCCTGTCGGCCCGTAACGCCCTCGCCGCAGCCGCCCCCGGCGGTGTGCTGCCCGTCCCGACCGTGGTGATCCGCAAGGACCAGTCCATGTTCATTGAGACGTGGGACGGGACCACGTGGAAGGCCGGCGGGCACGTCGAGTGGATCCGGTCCGCTCAGGTCGTCCCCAACATCACCGTGTGGGGTGTCGGGGCCCTCACCCAGGACTCCGCCCAGACCACCGACACGGCGTTCATCACCCACCCGGCCAGTGACCAGCTCAAGTTCCGTGACGCCGGCACGTATGCCATCACGTTCACCGCGAAGGCGTCCGCATCATCTGCAGGCCGGGCCTTCGTGGAGATCCAGTCCGCCGGGTCCGCCGTGATCCGCACCGTCATGACCGGTGAGGACCGGGGCGCCGCGGTCATCCCGAACTACCGGGCCGCCGCCAACGAAATCCTCACCTTCGACGTCTACCAGACATCCGGCGGGAACCTGACCTACGACTTCCGCATCCGCGTCACCCGGGTCGCGTGATGGACGGCTCCCTGCAGCTCATCGTCAACATCGGCGCCGCCGCCACCGCACTGGCCGCCATCATCGGCCTGCCCGTCGCGATCGTGAAGCTCTGGCCCCTGTTGAAACGCGCCGTCACCGTGGGCGCGTCACTGGAGAAGCTGCCCGAAATGGCGCTGGAACTCTCCGCCCTGTCGATCGGGCAACGGGCGCAGGGCGAAACCCTTGAGCACCAGAACGAGCAGCTCGCGGTCATCAAGCACGAGGTGGAGTTCAATAACGGGTCCTCGGTGAAAGACGCCGTGGTCCGCAACGAACAGGCGACCGCCGAACTGACCAAAGAGTTCCGCGACTACGTTGCCAGCGGTCAGCCGGCCACCACCACGATTACCGTCCACGGTGGCGCAGCGTGAGGCCCGTCGCAGACGAGTTCACCGACTCCCAACAGTTCGGCTCCTACGCCACCGCCGGGGTCGTGGGGAACGAGTACGGCACCGAAGTGCAGCAGCTCGTCGCCCAGTACGGGAACTACCAGCCCTACGGCCACGCCGGCAAGGACATCGCCTGCCCGATCGGCACCCCGGTGCACGCCATCGCGGACGGCACCGTGCTGTGGGCGGACTGGGGCACGAACCTGCCCGGGGATGACTCGTGGAGCCCGTCCGGGTACTTCCGCCGCTGGGCGCTGTACAAGACGTTCCCCGGCATTGTGACGGTCATCCAGCATGACGGGTGGATCAGCGTCTACGCGCACCTCTCCGAGGCCCCCCTGAACCCGGGCGACGCCGTCACGGAAGGCCAGCAGATCGCACTCTCGGGCAACACCCGCTCCCCCGGCGTGTCACTGGGCGCGCACCTCCACGTCGAAGCGCTCGTGGATCTCACCTACTCCACCGGCAACGGCCTCATCTACGGCCGCACCGACCCCACGCCCTACTTCGGCGGCATCACCGACCAGGGCACCATCACCCAGGAGGACACCTTGTCACAGGCAGAAGTCGACCAGATCTACCAGTTCACCACGACCCGCATCCAACAGGCCCAGGACGCCACCATCAAGGCCATCCTCGACGCACTGAAGCCGTGGGTTCAGCTCCGCGCCAACGAAAACGGCGACCGGGTCATCAATGACACCCGCGCCCAGATCGCCGCCGTCCCCAACGCGGTCCTGAACGCCCAGTTCAAACTCGCCGACGGGACCGTGACGAACCTCGCCGGCATCCTCTCGGCCATCAACGCCAAACCCGTCACCGGGCAGGCCGCGGTCATCCAGCAGGCCGACCCGCAGGCCGTCGTCACCGCCCTCGCCCTCCAGCTCGCCAAGAAGTAAGGAACCCCTCATGGAAACCCCCATCTCCCCCAAGGTCATCGTCTCGGTCATCGTCGGTATCGTCCTGACCGCGCTCGTGTCGAACGTCTCGGCCATCACCCCGGACATGCTGGACT